CTTGTCCTTCTTATAACCTGTTGGTTTAAGAGTTAATTCAGAAAATGCTTGTTCGATGTCGTCTAATTCAGAAATATCACTTGGTTTAAGTGTTCCTGTTTGTTCGAATTTTGTTGTTAGTTTGGAAATCGATTCTTTCATCTTTGGCAATAGATTCTTATTAATGAAGTCATTAATGGACTCAGCTAATACTGTAGTACATTTGTTTGATCTCATTATTTCCATTGCTTCGGATGTATAATCGATTATTGCTGGATATTCTTTCTTTAAATACCGCATGAATTCGACTTTTGAGTTGAAGTGTTTTCTGCTGGCTTTACATTCGTCTGTATGATAGTTCTTACCGTCATGGCTATAACAAAGTGATACTATTATCGCGTTTGGTACAGTCTTTGTTTCGATCTCGTCTTTTATTTTTTGACAAGCTTCGCGTTTTGCTTCGGCATGAGTGGGTCCATTACCTGAGTGACTATATTCTCTATTGTTGTATTTAATAGAAACATAGGATTCCCAAGTTAGACTTTCATCTGGTCCACTTGCTGAGCGATGATAAACTGGTTCTTCTAGTTTATGTTTTTGAACTAATTCATTTAACCACATATCTGCCATTTTGATTGTTATGGAATTGCTAATCACTTCAATTTCAGACTCTTCGAATTGATTTCCTGGGCCTAACCCTCCCCAAACGGGTGTTAATCTAGATCCCATGATGTATTTTTCCCAACATGATACTGCTACTTTGTATGGTATTGCATCTAAAACAATGTTGAATTGTTTAGATAACAATATTACAGTTTTCATAATATCGTTGAAAAATGCTTCATCATGAAGTCCTGCTTCTAGTAGAGCGGTTAGGCAATTTTGAAATACACATTCAGGTTGAATTTTTTGGAACCAGAATAGACACGATGTTATCGATGATTTCTTCAAAGGTGCTACATAAACATTTCCTCGTTTTATATATGTACGGGAACAAAAGCTTATTTCGCCTTCTGTTTTTGCTGGTGTTTGTTGCAATCCATATAATGCTGCGTCTTTTATGAGTTCTTCTTGTGTTATTGGTGTTTGGAAAACCTGTGGAATCTTTCTGATAGCATCATCTCCACAAACTCTAATTTGCATACTTCTTGATAGTTCTTCCCAAGATGGTAGTTCACCAAATTCGTCACGCCATCTTTTGACAAAGGTATACAAAGATACTTTAGTAACAACAAAGCAATTAAGCAATGTAGTTACATATGATCCTGATGCATTACCTCTATCAATGAAATAACAGTGTCCATTCATAGTGTGAAGTCTGTATGTCAGTGTTTGTGTCAATGCCTCTATAACTTCTGGTGTTTGATTGTGTAATGTTGTTTTCACAAAATCACCAATAAGTTTATCCGATATGGTTTTGTCGAGACTCTTAAAATCAGCATTGATGAATTCTCCTTCTATGGCGTCAAAATATAGCATATGTGTATTTGCATCCTTATAGGGATTCATACCTATGCAATAATATGTGTTGGATTGATTTTTGATGACGTTATTCATGACTGATCCAAAGAATGTCTTTAATACCATGTTGATGCTAAGATCTAATTCATTAAATAGTCTCACTTTTCCATTTTCTACCTTCTCGATGGGAAGTAATTCTACTTTTGCATTATCCTTAACAACACATAGTATAGGATGTCCTTGTTTTATCATACCATAATAGTATTGATAATCATTCTTCAGTTCTTTTCCTGCTGCGGTTTCTGTGTTTATAGAAAACCATGGCTTTTCAGAATTCGAATCATCTCGAAACAACTTGTCAGGGCTTTCTTTTGGTCTTTTTGTTTGTATCTTGAAGAATTTCTTGAATTTAGGTCCTGCTGATGTTGACATATCCAAAGCTTGTAGACATTCATACTGATTGATTACTTGATGTAATTTCAGTTCTCTCTCGTCATTGTAGTGTCTTGTATGATAATATGTGAGATAGCTA